TACAAACTAGATTGTTCTTTGCTGTATAACGTGCTTCATTTCTATTATGATAAGGAAAACAATTTGTAAAAGCATAAACATCAAATGGAATCTGAACCTTACGACAAAACCAGATTAGATTATATAACTGTTTGATTGTATCCTTCATGATATAAGACATTGAACCAGACCAATCAAGAATGAATACTAGTCCATGATTCTTACCATCAGGTAGAACTGTAACTTTCTTGAAGATATCTTCACAATATTGATATGTGTGAAGTTTTGACATATCAAGCATTCCTGTTCTTGCAGTTGCAGCACGAGCATATGCAGATGCTGACTTCTTCATCTCAAACTCTTTGACAAGATAGTTGACTTCTTTTCTTGCAGATACTCTGAACTCATCAAACTCTTTATCAGCGTTGAAGAAATCTGATGCTGTATTTTCACGCCACTCAAAATCAATATTCTTATGAATGAACCAGTTAGGAATGATAACTTTGTCAAGGTCTAAGTCATTTGGTTTCTCAACATAAAGTGTCTCACGACCAGCTTCATTTACTAAATCCTTGAGTGACTCTTCAAGATTCTCAACAGTTTCAGCCTTTGGTTCGTCACCAAGAGTGATACCACCTTTTGAATATGCTTGGTCATCATAATCTAAACCATCATCTTCCAACTCATCTTCACCTTCAATATCTGACTTTTCTGAATCTCCTTCAGCACCTTGAGTCGTAGTCTGATACTCTTTCTCATTGTCACCATCACCATCTTCCATCTCAACCTTTGCCTTCATCTCTTCAATCTCTTGTTGTTCTTTCTTCTTCTGTTCTAATTCTTCTTTCGCATACTCCCAGATAACTTTTGAATACTCAAGAACATCATCAAATGTTTCTGCTGACTTGACCATACTTACAAAAGTCTTTTCTTCTTCGTTGAAATCAATATCAATGAAGTTACCAATCTTGAAATATAGATTTAGTCTATCAGCAATACCCATCTCATTCACATCAATATCACTCAACTTGAAGAAGTCCATTCCTTGTAGTTCTTTGTATCCAGTAAAGAATGTCTTTGGAAGACCAGCATACTTACGCTTCATCAACTTCTCAATACGAGCATCTTCAACTACATTTACAAATGATGGTGGTATCTCTGGATATCTATCTAACCAATCTTCACATGGAGTGAATAGTGCATGACCAACTTCATGTGCAACTAACATATCATAAACTTCACTTGATGCCTTCTCCCATAGAGGAAGAACTAAAACTCTTGTCTCGACATTGAAACTTGCAGTCTCGACCTGTTTGTGTTCTACAATCAAATCTTCTGTAGCGAGTAACTTTGCAAGTTGTGATTTAATTTCTTGTTGGATGGACATCTAAACCTCTCGTATATGTCCTTATTATAATTCCTCAGCACAAAATAGAAACAGTGATTGTGCCACTAATTTAATCGTCTACACCTGTTGCATAGTCTAATGCTCTCTTTGCAGTTCGCATCAAACGAACTCTACGCATATCATGAGTGTTAGGTAATGTCAAAGAAAATCCTAGTAGTTCTCCTTCTGGATCATCTGGAAATCCTACTGGTTGAATGAAGAATATGCCTGCGTGTGCAACACACTTCCAACCAATATCAACAAAACCTAAATCTCTTAACGCACATTCTAACTTAAGTGAGTGACATGCCTCCTCTAGTATCATGCGGATTACCGTACTTTAATTTTATTTATGTCATACGACTAAATCCTTTAACCTTCTCAAACTGTATCAGATCTTCAAATCTATCATGTAGAGATTGTTTGTGAGATATTACAAATACATTTGCATCCTTGATTACATATTTCACGATCTTTAAAAATTCCTCTGTTCCAAATCCATCAAGAGAACTATCAAACACTTCATCCATAATCAGTAGATTTGTATTGACTGAGTTTTTAAATCTAGCAACCTCTCTCCAAGTGAAGAGAAGTGCTAGATCAATTCTCATTTTTTCACCTTCACTGAAGGATGAATATGAGAAGTCCTCATGAATCGGAGATTGAATAGTTTCATTGAACTCTTCATCAAGTTTGAAATTGATATAGAAGTCCATCATCCTGAAGGTACTTATTAACCTGTTGGTTGATAAGTGGTAGATACTTTTTGATAATCTTGGACTTTACGCCACCATCCTTGAGAAGTGAGTAGGCAAAGTCATGATGTAGTATTTCTTGTTTCTTCTCTCCTAAAGATTCATAAGTCTCTTTTAGTTTTTGGTCAAATTCAGTTAGTTTCTCATGTTCAGAATTTCGGTTTTCAAGTTGATTGGTAATAGTTTGAATTTCTGATTCAAGTTCTCTGATTTGTTTTTGATAGCCAGAGATCTTAACGTTGTTTTGAGAAATTTCATTCGTGAGTTTGGTTATTCCTTTAGTGAGTTGGATAAATTGACGTTCCCTTTCTTCTTCTTTTTCTATTGCTTTTTCTAGTTCTTGATAACCAGATTGAAGTTCTTTTGCTTTTTGTTGGGCTTCGTCAAGTTTATTTAGCCTCAACTCTTCACCAATATTCTGTGTGCAAGTAGGACATACCGTATTTTTTGAAAAGAATTTATGTTCTTTCTTTACAGTTGATGCCTTGTTTGATATTTTTCCTTTAAGATTACCTAACTCTTTAAGTTTCTTATCAGCACCTATAAATTTTTCTTGGTCTTTGATGTGTTCTTGAATATCATCCTCTTTCCACTCATTTGAAGTTATGCATTCTTCTGTATCTACAATCAAAGAATTAATTTTTTCTTTTTTGGAATCTATTCTTTCTTTTCCTCTCTTCTCAACTTCCTCCATGAAGTTCTGTTGCATCTCTAATTTTTCTTTGAGAGATGTTTTCTTTAACTCTAAAGTTCTAACTGCGTCTTTCTTATCTCTTATCTTATCTCTAATTATAGCATTCATTGCTGAGAATATCTTGATGTCTAAAAGATCTTCAATAACCTCTCTTCGATTTGAACCTGATAGTTGCATGAATGGAACAAACGTGCTACTACCCAATATGACGATTTGTGTGAATGACTTGTAATTCATCTTCACAACATTTTGTTCTAACCACTTCTGTTGATCATTGGCAGCAGAAGATTGATTCATCATAGATCCGTTACGATGAATCTCGAATACATTTGGTTTGATGCCTCTACGAATAAACCAATCTGTTGAACCTATTGTAAAGTCAAGTTCAACCATGCAATCTTTTTCATTTGTAGCGTTTACAAGTTGAGATTTATTAATCTTACGAAATGGTTTATTAAACAGAACAAAAGTCAGTGCATCTAACATAGTAGATTTACCAGCACCGTTTGTTCCAATAATTACTGTATTGGATTTTTTATTAAGATCTATCTCTGTCCACTGATTACCAGTAGACAGCAAGTTACGCCATCTTATCTTTTTGAAACAAATCATTCTTAGGGGGAACCACGATATCGTCTGGTCTAACTATATTATACATGTAATCGTGCATTTCGCAAGCCCTCATTGCAACATAGTCATCTACTTCTATCACACTCATCTCTGGATAATCTTCTTCAACTGGATATTAAGTCAGCGTATCTGTCTGCATCATCCTCTTCCTCAAACATTAAAAGAACTCTATCTCCATCATCATTCTCGATAGAGAAAGCACCGTCTTCTTCAAATCCTTTAACCGCTAAGATAAACATTACTCAACCTCACAGGCCTCCCGATAAACGTCTTGAAGTATTTCTGTAATCACAGATTTATCTAAATCAACTTCAGACTCCTGTATATATCTATTTAATAAAGATATTGTATCTTCAGATTCATCTGCTTCAAACTCCTCTCCCTCTGTAAAATCAAAGTTTTCAACAATCTTAAGTTCTGCTAGATTTGATGAATAAAGTTTATCGATATACTTTTCAAACTGTTTTGGATCTGATTTTTTACGAACAATCACTTTGAGTATTTTTTGATTATACTTTGTGATATCTAACATTTGATGTGGTGTATCTTCATAATATAGATTATGAAAAAGTTGATATGGATTATTAACTGGAGTATGTTCTAAAGTATCTGTATCGAATAAATGGAATCCACGATTACGATCATTGACATCATTCCAATACATTTCGTATGGATTACCTAAGTAAAATATATTTTCTTTATTTGATCTCATATGATAGTGTCCAGAATAAACTCTATCAAACTTATCAAAGATGTTTGAATCCATGCCATGTTCCATGAAATGACCACGAGTTGCCATAAAACCCATTCAACTCAAGATGACCCATCACACATGGAGAATCACTTTCTTCTATCAATTGAAATGTTTTTTCTTGATTCTCAGGATTTATCCAAGGTACAAATAAAAATTTTGTTTTATCTAATCTAACTTCTTCAGCTTCTGGATATATTTTAACATTATCATACTCTCTTAGAAAAAGTCCAACGCCTGTCAAGTCATTTGTATTTTTATAATATGCAGTATGATTACCTATGATTGTATGAACAGTAATTCCTAATTCTGCTAACCTATCATAATAATGATTCTTTGCCCATTCTAATGATACAAAATCTACACCTTTACGACTATCAAATGTATCACCCATATCAACTATGGTTGTAATACCTTCTTTGATTAAAGTAGGAAAGAATATATCCTCGTAAAATTTTAAAAAGTAATCATGAAATAATTTTGAGTTTTTTCTCGCACCAAAATGTTGGTCTGTAATAATAGCAATCTTCACTGATAATTCATCCTTGTTTGCACTGAGTCTTTAATTTGATTATAATCAGAACTGGTGCCTGTCATATCACCATCAACAGTAAAGACTTCTTCATAACCAGATCTTTCAATAATTTTAGTTTTAATTTCTAATTGTTTCTTTTCTTTTTGTATTCTACGAAGAAAAGCATAATGTATAATTTGTGTAAAGTAAGCAAATGGATTCTTAGATTTTTCTGGATTAAAATTATTAATATACTGAACACAGTTCTCAATACCATCACAAACCATATCATCTTTAAACATATAGTTTACAAAGTTAGGTTTGAAAGATAAGTGAGTTGCAATCTTGAGAAAACATTCTCCAAGATAATTTGTGATACGAGGTTTTGCTTCACCTCTCTCTGCAGCCAAGGCGACCTTCTCTTTATATTCGACAATAGCGGCGAGGAACTCTTTGTTGTTTACATAGTGTTCCGATCTTTTTCTTGCCATGAAGTGTTTTGATAGTGTTCATTCATAACATTATTATACACTATAATCAAACGCTTGACAATACCCTAAAAAACATGTACAATAACCTTTGTAGAGGTTCAGAGGAAAGGATTAGCTATTCTTAAAGATATTCTCTAGGCTCTTACGAGCATCTTTAACATTAGCTATATAACCCATCTCTTTTGTCATTTTTGGTTTTGGTTTTTCTGTAAAGGGTTCAGTTTTATAATATGCTTTCACAAACTTATCATATGCTTTAATTACATCTTTGTCATGAACCTCACATGTAGTGATAACGTTACTCATCTCCACTATATATGTTTCTTCTCTACCTGTTTTTATCCAAGGTTCGATTTTGATAACACTTACTCCAGGCCTGCGTGAAAAATTTGAGTGTCCAACCATCGCAGGGCAATCTAAAACTATACATC